GCCTCTTTAAACTTGGCCAGCTTTGCTTCCATCTGGTCTATATCATTCTGTGCTTCGGTAACACTTTGACCTGTTACCCACCGGACAATGCCCCCGGCGTTTGACTCAAGCCGCGTCCTTGCACCTTCTATCTGTTTTTCAAGTCGGGCAATCTCAACTGTGTATTTTTGAAATGGACTGCCTTCGGAGATAACGCCAATCTGCCTCAGGAAAGCCGCCGCCGCTTTCGTTAGTTCAGCAATTTTGCCTGCCGCACTAATCAACAACGGAGCAATCTCAATCAAGGCGGGTTTTAACTGGGCATCAATCACCCTAGACATGGCAGTCAGTTTCTTATCTGCCGCATCCGCTCGCCGGATAACGTTTTCATCAATGACCGCGCCCATATCTTCGCCAGCGGCCATCATGTCGCGGAAGGCATCCCCGCCTTTCTGCAAAGCCCTAACAAGGTCAACGCCCTCTGTATCAAACAAGCGGAATGTTTCCAGTATCCGCTTGCCTTGGTCGTCTGATTCCTTAATCGCATCTGCGAAGTCAAAAAAGACTTCATAGCTGCTGCGGGCTTTCCCTGTGACATCGACCAGACTAATGCCAAAGTCTTTGAACGTCTTGGCTAATTGAGCTTGACCACCAGCGGCATCTGCGACGCGACGGGTGAACCGTTGAAAGCCCACGTCAAAGGATTTAATTCCTACACCGGCCTGCTCTGCGGCAAAGCGCATCTTTTGTAACTGGTCGGTTGTCAGTCCCAGCTTGTCGGCCTGGTCACTGATCGCCCCCAGTTGTGCTGCAGCATTCTTAGCTGCCGCCAAAGATGCCCCACCCAAAGCAAGGCCAATAGCTGAACCAATCGCACCAAAGGCCCGACGAATAGACCGACTGCGCTTCTGAGCAACCCGCTCGGCACGGGTCATCGCTTTTGTAAAGTGAGCCGTGTTCGCTTTCAGGTCATATGTCAGACTACCCAGGTTTGCCACTATTCTGCTCCCTTAATTTCTTAAAGCCGCTTTCAATTTCATCTCGTTTTGCCTGCCGTTCTGCTTCTTGCCTTTCTTCCATAGCCTGCTTTGTTTCAACGTGAGATGGATTACCAACTTGTTCAATGGTGGCAAACGCCATCCACTCAGTTATCTGGATGAGGATAGCCGAGCGCAAGCGCCAGTCTGAAATAAAACCGGCGGTCGGCTCGGCCCTTTAGTTTTCCGCTATCTCCTCAACATCATCCCCGCCCATCCCGTTCAAATGAGATGCGGCATCACCCACACGCCTTAATGCGGTGTTGCTTTTCTTGCCCAGTGAAACCACGTCATCCTGAGAGAACAAACGGTTTCCTTCGGCATCTGTTGCACACAAAGCGACTAGACGTGCAGTCATGTTGTCCCGCATAACCGCGCCTTTTTCGGCACCGGCCATGCTCGCCAACCAGGAGTCGAACTCATCCCGCTCCAGCCCGTTCATGGAACGGACATAGACTTCACCGCCCCATTCAGGTACATCAACGTTGCTGATAGATATTTCCTGAACAAACGCAGTAAAACTCCACTCCGTTGTTGGGCTGTCTGTGAATGTTAACTGGAAATAAGTTAACGCCTGAGCAGCACGTTGCGATCTGAGCAAGGCGTGCTGGGTATTTGTTGGAATATAGTTCAGCGTCAATGTAACCTGCCCTTCATCCTGCAGACCCATACGAAACTCTTTCGCGGTACTTGAAAGGTCTGACGCATCGATTTCTGTGGCCGATCCACCTGGACCAGTGATGTCTTTTACTTCGGTAATCAGCGCATATACGGGAGGGCTTGCAAGTGTAGCTGCAATGCCGATTGTCATGCCCTGACTGTCAAGTGCTAGTGAACTCATTGTGTAACTCCTTTATCTATGCCAGATGGCAATGTCATATGTAAATGAAAACAACCGTGTGTCAGGTTCATACCCTGACCTGTTTACCTGTACCACTGTTTCAAATGAAGCCGCCGCCAAAGCAAGCCGCACCTGTTCCGCTACCGCATAAGACTCGCTCATGCTTTTAGCCCATGAAGTGAACTGGAATAAAACCCGTTCAACACCCGAGCCACCACCGTCAGCCAGCAACACTTCCCGGTTACCAACCACACGGAAATACACCACAGCAGGCTTGTCAACGTCCTGCGGCATTACTGATGGGTAAATGCGAGTTGATACCAGTGCCTGCAACCCGGCAAACCCTGTCAATGCTTCATAGACGTTAACTTCTGCGGCTGGCACTATGCTCCCCTCTGCAGTTTCTTGGCTTCACGCAAGACGCCGCGTTTTAATATCTTTCTAATGACCGCCACCTGTATCGCCACCGTCCCCTGACCCGCCGGACGCATGAATGGACGCGCCGCCATCTTACTGGTGCCGACCTCAAGAAAACGCCAGTAATACGCCTGCCCGTCCGAGTTACCAAAACCCACAACACCGGTGCGCTTTTCTGCCCCCCGTCGTCTTAATGGTGTCTTGCTTGCCCGGTATGTCCCGGCTTTTAACTCGGCTGGCATCTTGCCCCCGCCGGCAATACCGACACGCCACAAGAGCTGGCCAAACTTTCTGGACCGGCCTTTGCCGACAGCCACACTTTCAGCCACGGTGCCTTCTCCTTGAAACTGAGAAATGGCGCTTGATTGCGCGGCATCCTGAACAACCTTGGCCCCTTCTCTTAATGAGGCGTTAACGACCTTACGCGCCACCCGCTCGGGGAGTTTCTTTAATACGCGGCTCATTTCTTTCAGCCCTTTAACGTCAGTCGCCATCATTAACCCCTTCGCCACACATCAGGATAATTTCCCGGTCAATCTCGGCTGGCTGAATCACTGAAAGGATGTTATATACCTTCCCGCTGAACGTCACCCGCCAGGACTGGGAAATACTGGCTATCTCGCTGCCATAACGCAGCCGCATTCGTACCCTTGTCTCGGCTTGTACTTCTTGCGCCTTAAAGAACTCGCGCCCGTTCAAAGGCTCCACCGCCGCCCAGACCGTGGCGACCGTTGCCCACCCACGCACGGGCTGGCCATAGGTATCAACCGTCGGGTCGGGCTGCTGGACAACCACCTGATGACGTAAGCGGCCCGCCCTCAAAACCGATGCACCCGGTAACTGGCGATTAATGATTCATAGGCCATGGGGGTGCTGGTCACATTCAGATTCTGGCTGGAGGCTTCCCGGTTTTCATACAAATGCCCCACTAGCAATAAGATGGCCTGCTTAAGTGGCATGGGTACATTGTCGGCCTGGTCTTCTGGACTGCTCGCCCCGCTGGGCGCATAGCCGGCCACATAACGAATAGTCACGGCCTTCGGGTGGTCCCTGACGCCGCTCGGCCAGTCCCCTTGATACACGGGATAGACCAGACCCAGAAAGCTATCACCATCAACATCATAGTTGGATGCGTCCCACGTCTGAAGCGTTCCGTTTACATCGGTGTATTTGATGTAGGTAATCGACTGTAACTTTGGCTTGGGTAATTCAACCGACAAGTAAGGACTGGACGGAAAGCGATCCAGATATAAATCCCATGTTTGTGTGATTAAAGCCCGGTTCGTCACGCTCTCGGTATGTAACCGTGCAGCACTAATCAAAGACGTAATGTAACTGTCCTCGTCTATCGTACTAACACGAAGATGTGTCTTTGCCTCGGCTAATGTAATCGGTTCTGCCGTTGGTTCAGTTGCCAGCGTTAATATCATATTTTAAATGCTCCCAGGCTTTTCCCGCTCTGATTTCCTGTTCGGTCCACTGACAATAGGCTAAGTCATTCAACCACTGTCCACGATCTGGCGTATAAGATAAGTCGTCAATCTCATGACTTGCCACATCCCACGCCATCGCCCCAGGATCAGATACGACAGTCGGCACACCCGCCAGGACAGAATCAACGCCGGCATTACTGTTATACGTCACACAGGCAAATGCCCCGGCCAGTGCCTCATTCAAATCGACGTTCCTTGTGAAACATCCCGGCACTTGATGGTACTGCCTGGATAATGGATGTGGCCTGAATACAACAGGCCGATCCGTGTGGGTGCGGATATATTGCGCGGTTTCTGAATACCAGTTCAACAGGTCCACGCCTTTCGTCGCCATGTCACCCTGCACCTGGCCCATCAGCAACACATACTCGCCCTCTGTACTCCACGGCAACACATCAACCCCGTACTGCCCCCATCGGTCCGGCGGTGATTCATTGTTTTTAAAATCAGCACGACCATTTAACCCGTTCCAGCCGCAGGATATGTTCTTCAAACGACTGCCAAAATAACCCCGTTCCATAACGACTGTTTGGCCGGTCATCAGATGGCTATTGTGAACACCCCACACCACGCTAATGTCAGCGTCATGCGGTTTATCAACAGAACCAAAATCGCGGGGATTGATCCCGTGCTGCTTTAATCCCTCAGCAAAGCACCCAATCCAGAACGTTTGATGCTCTGAATGGTTGTGATAGAGAACAACATCAAAATTCAACATGCCAATACTCAGACAAACATCCGTCCTGACGCGGTAGCCAGGTCACGTTACCCCCGCAAATACTTTGGATTAATGTATCCCATTCTTCATACGGTCGCCGGTTAACATGAAGCTCAACACCCATTGACTTGGAATGGTAATTGGCTGCACTAAGTATCAAGTCATGCTTGGCAACTCGGGCCAGCTCGGTCAACGCAGCCTCTGTGTCTTCCGGTAGCAAGTGTTCCAGCACATCAAGACAGGACACAACATCGAAAAACGCATCATCAAACGGCAGGTCATGCGCTGCCGCCTCGATAATGTCATCGCTCAGTAACTCGGCAATTACTTCCGTACCCGTAGCAGATGAGAAACCCATATTGAGGGCGTGGGTTAACATCTCGCCCCGGCCTGTTCCTACGTCCAAGTATGAACCGCGACTGCCCACGCCTTCCAGTGCGGATAGACTCATCTTCATCCGCGCCGTTCCCATCCGGTAGTTTGGATGAGAATACGCCATCACGTACTTGTCATATTCAGCTTGTCGGTTCATAAAATATCAGTTATCAGCTTTTGTTTAAAACACCGCAAGGCGGTATCGCGGCTGCAGTTAATCACTTCAATGCCGCGTTCCTTTATCTGGTCAGCCGCAATGCTGAAGTTACTCAGCCACGCAGGGTAATTGCTGCGGACGTTGTTGGGGTGATCCCCAAACCAGTGCGCCAAACCATTCTCTCCGAACTTCATGTCATACCCCAATAACAGAATACGACTCGCGCCAAAGTGAACGGCCAAATTCAACGCCTGGAAACCGCTGTTCTGTCCGAAGTGTATTCGCTCGGGTGATTCAGATAACCCTTTCCCGGTCTTCCCTGTAACGTGCAACGTGCCAGGGATATCTTTTTCCTGTGTCAATTTCAGACCTTCAAACATCTGATAGGCTGGCTTGTCTTTGTGCCACTGGTGCCAGGTCTTATCACAGAAATATTGATAGGTTGCCCACGGTGCAATCTGATACGCATCGTTAATAACAATTACAACCTGCTCTTTTGTCAAGTCAACGTCTGCCTGTGTGACCGATGGCCCGCCGGCAATAATGACTATTGTTTTATTTGGGTGCAGTTTTGGGATTGGTGACAGGTGCCTGCTTTTCCCCACCGCTGCTGGTAATGGGCGCTGCCCGTTTCTTAACGGCTGGTTTGGGTGCGCTTTTCTTGGGTGCTTCAGCCATCACCTCCGTGGCCAGGTTGCGCCGTAACCACCGACGTGCCGAGGACATAGACAATTCAGCGACCTCGCCAGCCTTAAAGGACTGCTCAATCTCGCCCTGAGCTTCTATTGAACAATCTTCAATGAATTTAATTTTCATCTTCATATCTGAGATACCTTCATCTGTGCTTGAAATACGGTAATTGTCGAGCCGCCATCTGTGCTGCTAACGTGCAACGATACACCCTGTCC